TGTTCGGACCGTCTTTTCATGCGCGACGGGGCCGCGCCGATAGTTTTCAGGCCAAACCTGTGTTGGCCGGACGGCAGTTGAATGTTGTTTTTGCATCTGTGTTTTCCTTTCTTACAGACCACCGGAACCGCGTTTGCGTCCGGTATTAATTGGCGGATCGAAATTTTCGCCGCCAGTGTTGTTGCCAGAGGTGAAGATACCTTGGCGGAAGAGGTTTTCTAGAACTTTGTCCGCTTGAAGCGTGACAGCGGCTTCACCAGTTAGTTCGCCTTGGAATTCTGTCATATCGCCCGCGGTTAACATTTGGCCTTCGTCAATGCCATAACGATCTAGCACATGTTTAAGCGCCCAAACCGTATCACCAGTTGGTAAACGGACTTGGACGCGATGATCCAGAGCAGGATAGGCAGCGCCACCCGAGTAAGGAGCATCGCCTTGTTTCAAAAACCCATCGTTTTTTTCAGTAGTTTCAGTTTTGCGCGACGCCGCGCGCAATGGGGGCATCGGGTTAGCGATTTGATAATCCCACCGCTCTTTCCAATCATCTTGCGCGCGTTCCTCGGTCGCGCGTTGTATCGCGTCTTGCGCATAAGTTCCCCCGAAAGTTTTGATGGCTTCACCCACGGCAGCACGAGCGCCGAGGGGAGATTGTGTAGTTTGGTAATTTCCCGATTGACCGCCCGTGGAGCGGAGAACGGTGAGAGGATTGAATCCGGCGCGTTTTGCGCCTTCAACGAGCCAGCCAAAGCGCTCGTTTTCCATCCGTTTCTTTTCTTTGAAATCCCACTGGACTTTTTTGCCTTTGCCGAGAAGACCGCCCAGTAATTGGGACCCACCGCCAATTAAGGCGGCTGAAGTAATGGGGTCCATTTTTTTTTCCTTTCTTGTTCGGTTTTTTAGCATTGAGTGATTTGTTATTTTTTTACAACGTTTTTTTTGCGCAACGCTGCGCATTTCGGTTCCTCATTCGAGGCATTACGTCAAAACGGGGTGTTTTTTTGTGTTTTGTTTGGGCGGTGTGACCGAGCGCTGCACGCGGCAAGGGTTCCCCTTTTTTTGACGATGTTTTTTTTGTTAACGTTGGATTTTTTGGAGGGCGCAAGCGCCCTGCGTCGCAAGCGACGCGTCCCCCTTTTCTTGTTGGCAACGTTCCCAGGCGCGTCGCTCCGGTTCGCAAGCTCACCTCTGCTTTGGCGCTTGGGAAAGTAGCCCCCAAGAACGGGGGAGGGCTAAAGCCCTTGGTTCCAGTATTTTTGAGGAGGGCCGAGCAAAGGATAGTTCGGGAAAATCGGCTTGCCGATTTTGTCCCGCCTTTGGTTTTCCGTTGTGACGTTCATTCGTCTAGCGCCTCATGAAATTGAGCGGCAAGCTACTCCGGCCCCTAGCGGGGACACGAGTCGGAGCAGCTACCGAGGCCCAGTGTTGAGCAAAGAATGCTGGGGATAAGAAGAAAAAACCAAGGAAAGGAATTGCGTAACTAACACCACTTGCGCGCATGTTGATGTTTTTTATCGCGACGCTTTTGATCGCGCGCTTGTTTGGCCGTTGGTTCCCATCGGGCTTGGGCGCCAGCCCCACTATCGGGACGCTGGACGCAATCAGCATCAAACGCAAAGCCATCGGAGTTGCGCTTTTTACGGCGTCTTGCATTAAAGACAGCCAGTGATTCGGGTGACTTTCGCACCTCAGGGGATTGTTTAAACGGTTCAACCCGTTCTTTTTGCCGGTCACGCCTTTGCTTTGACACCGGCTTAACAAGACCAAGAGATTGAGTAACCAGACCGCGTTTTTTTGGGACATATTTCGGAACCGGCTCAAAAGGCCGATTCGGATACTCAGGTGCAACGACCTTCTCGACAGGACGCCGATCAGGATACATAGCACGATAAGCCAAAGAGTTTGGCTTTATGGAGGGTCTACGCAGGTCAGGTACTTGGCGCACCTGTGGGGTGCTATTTCGTGCACTCGTTGTAACAGTTGACGAAGTACTTGTGGTGACAGTTGTTCCCGCGCGCTTAGTTCTACCTTTACGCCGTCTACGAGGCTTTGCCATATAATTTCCCTTTCGTTGTAAACTTCTGCAATCACGTGTTTGCCACGATGAATTAAATTGACGTTGCCCATAGCGTAGGTGGTTTCAACGTCATAGGAAATGGATTCGACAGGCTCATATCCATAATGCCGCGCAATAAATTGCTGTAAAGGCAAAGGTAGATCGCTTGTGTCTTGGCATAAATCGCCAAGATATTCGGAGATTTCCTCATTCAGGGGCAGGGGTTGTTCCGGACGCTCTATCGCCCATTTGAGCAAATAGGCATCTATCATTTTTGAATAAAGAGCAGTGTCCCGACCAACAGGATAATAAAAAGGTTTCCCAGATTGTGAAGGGTTGTCTGGAATCGTGAAGCGATCAGAATCAGCAAACAGGCTCAAGCCGTTTGACACATGATCTTGCGCATATTTTATAAGATATAGAGTCCCAAGCATGGGGTTTTTGGAGTACTTCATGACGGCGCGCTTGAGGTTATCCTTGTTCAGGTAATCCATGATATAAACAGCGCAGCCTTGTTTGGACCGTGGAATTTGAACGTTAACGTGACCATGCGGCCAAGCATCCCAAGTCCAGTTCGAATCGAGCGTCATTTCCGGGGGTTCTGTTTGCCAGAACATGAGGATATGAAAATGGGCCCGCTCAAGCTGGGTTCCGTGCTCACCGACAGCGACGTACTTGAATTTATGGCCAGCCTTGCGCAGACGTTTGAAGAATAGCTGGACATGGGCATAGTTGATCCAATAGGCGTCAACGTTGTCATACCCGCCAGCATAGGTCAGCGTCAGGAAGTGAACAGAATGACAGGTTTGTTCTTCTGCAAGCATGCGACCAATCCAATGGCGCTTACGCGCAGCTATACATTCATCACACTTTCGGCATTGAGCAGGCATTTTTTCGCCTTGGTATTTCGTTTCGATCATCACGGGCCTAGTGCACATAGTTTTCCGTTTTTGGGGTTGTGGTGTGAGTTACGCTACAGAGGTCAAGGGAGGGGAGCATCTGGCCCCCGTCTCAGGGGAGAGGGGGCCAGATGCAGCGCAACTAATCCGAAGGGAGTTCGTTGCGCTTGTAGTGAGGTCGGCAAGCTTCAATGTATTTCGCAACCGCCTCATCGGTTTCTTTTGCGATGTCGTCTAATCGCTTTTGCGTCATTTCGTTAACCGGATTTTCAGTAATTGAAAACCGGAGCGTCTCAAGGGTGAAGTGAATTTCACAATCACACTTTGCAGCAGCGATTCTCGCTAACTGCTGAATGACGCGGATTTCGGATAAAGAAAGGTCTTTCCCAAAATCATAATGGCGAACGACGATAGTCGATAAAGACCACCGTTGTTGCTCTACGTCGGCAACGAGGGGGATACCCTCTAGTTCAGCGTCTTTAACTATCCGCAGCGCTACTTTTGTCTGCGCTTGCTTCTGATCCAGATGTTCCAGAGGCCGCAGCATTTTTGCTGGGTTTAGATGTTTCGTCTTCAAGACCGCTATCGCCTCGCTCAGAGTTTTCCCGTATCTCTTTCTTTTCCTCGGAGGATGCTTTTGATGCATCCTGTGGAGGTTCAGATCTAGTGTTTCCTCTGGATCTATCAGCAAAGCGTTTCTCCATTTCTTGACGATCACGTTCGCGATCAAGTTCGTTGCGTCTCATCATGCGATGAATGGCTTGCATTTCAGGCGTTAAGGGCGAAGGCCGATCAAGTGTCGTAAAGATTTCAGGAGACACTTGAAGGCGCTCTTGAACACGCGACGAGGGACGAAGCCACACGTCGCTTTTACACTTGAAGGTGATTTCACCTTGACCGGTAACAGCAATTTCTTGCTGCCCCGTACCAAAGCCTAGAATTAGCCCGAATTCGTTGCGAATCACGCATGGGCTATCAGTGCGAATATGGAACGAAATACCCCCCTCGAAGGGGAGTACTTCATCCTTGTCCCATTGCACCCAATCAGATGGGCTTGTTTTCATGTGTCTGTACCATCCCCAATAAGACGTTCGGTTGGCACTTGCGCTTCAACAGCGTCGTAATCGCCTTGAGCCTCACGCAGTGTTTCTCCGAAGAAAGTAAGACCGCTGATTTTCACATCACCAGCTACCCACCATTCGAAGGGGTCCGTATTTTGGGACGCAAAGACTTCGTGGGAGACGCTGTTGGAGATGTAGAAATCGGGACCAAGGGTCGGGTCGACAACTTCTGTTGACCATATGCGGTTTCTGTTTTCGTCCCAAGCGTCTGATGGACTTGGCCGGTAATATTTACCGCCCACATTTGGGGCGCGTCGCATCCACTGGTGATTAAGAGGAGCATACCCGAACAGGTCATTCGGAAGAGAGTGGCTTTCATCAACTTCACCGTTCTTGATTGTGGACACCGGCTGGGGGTCGAGTTCGTCGGCAGTTCTCAAAGGAAGGTCTGCCACGGTAGTTGTGCGGAAATAATAATCGCGCTGTCTTTCATAGATCATTTCAGGCAGCGCTTGAGCACACACGACGACGACACCGCCGGTTTGAAGAGCGGGGGACCGAAGATTGAGCGTCAAAGACGTCCGACCATCCGCAACCGACTTATCAAGGTTTTCACCGTCAGTTGCATAGCGCTCAGACATACCCACGATAGTGTCGGAATGATCGAGAAGAATAGGTTGCTTGAGCGTTTCGTCATTCAGACGAACGCCAGACAGCAATTGGTCGATCATCCATTCTTCTGACATGCCTTGGTATTGATTGCGGAGTTTTGCCCAAGCGCGAGTTTCACGAGCTTGTTCAATGTTCGCAAGAGACAGCGAAACATTGGCTTCTCTTAGTTCCGCGAACAATTCATCACCAGCTTCCGCAATATCAAAACTGATACCATCTGCGCCTTGCCCGACTGTCACATATTCGGTGGTCCCTAATAGGTTTTGCGTCGGATGGTTGAAGGTCGCAGCACCGCCCCGTCTAATTCCCGGAATAGGAATTTGATTATCCGTGAAGGAAACCGGAATAGACCCTTCAACCATTGCGGCGTCAAAGGTAGGAACAACGTGTTTCATCTGGGTGTGTTCCCAGAAGGCAGGGCCAAGCGTAGTGTCCAGACGATCGCGCGGAGTTAGCGATGTAGACCGCTGAAGCGCGATGTAATTCCACACAGCGTTATAGGCTTCAATGTAATCGCTGTTTACCGTAGCGCCGACCGGCGCATGAAGCCCCAGAACTTTAAGAATACCGGGGTCAGTTTCTTGACCCGGCGGAATAGATGGAACGGTGAATTGGTCAAACCAAGGCACGACGGTGGTTCCGTCGCTTTCCGTTTGGCCGTTATAGGACCGGTCAATAGTTCCCATGTCTTGGAACCTATCGAAAGCAAGTTTTGGAACGAGATAAGCCATAGCTGAAACCCGTACGGGGTTCAGAAGCATATCGGCGGTTTCTGCCATTTGAAGATTGACCGACAGGCGAGAGTTAAGAACGCCGTCTTCCCGAAGAAGCGGAATCATTTTAAGAGGCACGAGTTTACCGCCGAAAGAAGACGTCACGACGCTTACAGCGTCTGTTCGGACCGTCTTTTCATGCGCGACGGGGCCGCGCCGATAGTTTTCAGGCCAAACCTGTGTTGGCCGGACGGCAGTTGAATGTTGTTTTTGCATCTG